CAGTATCAACGGCAGGAACAATATCCGCTTTGACAATTGTTGATGGTGGTGCTGGATATGCTGATGGTGCGGTTGAAATCTCAATTGCAAATCCACCAAGAATAGACAGACCAAAATATGGAATTGTTGGTGTTGGATCTACAGCGATTCTTTCCGCTAGTGCATCTGGAGGAATTGTAACTTCCGTGAGTATTGATTATGAGGGTGTTGGATATCAAAATACTAATCCCCAAGTTATTGTTGAACTTCAGGCTGCAGAAACTGATACTTTCACGGATTCAGATGTGATTCTTGGTTATGCTGGAATTATTACTGGAATTGGAACCACAACGGGAACTGGAAGTCATCCATTGGCACTCAAGTTCCAAGTTGACTTGAGTGATTCCGGCCCAGTTTCACTGTTACCAACTCTACTTGAAGGATATCCAATTTTTGTAAAAGATACTGTTACAGGAAACGGGGTGACTTCTGTAAATGCGGATGATTCTGCTGTGGTTGGTGTTGGTACAACAGTTCTCAACAACATCTATATTGTAAATGCGTTCCAACTTGAAGGCAACACTGGTATTATTACATGTAATATCAAGTCTGACACTGATACTGTTGGAATTGCTACTACAACTGGAACAGATATTGGTGAATTCTCTTGGGGAAGACTTGCAAACTTTACAAGATCCACTGACCCAATTTCACTAACTGTCAGCGGTAATACCGTAGACGTTGGGCTCTCATCATTCCCATCACTTTCAAGACGTGGTTTGGGTCTCAGAAATACGGGAAGTCTCAATAAGATTATCTTCTTATAAACTTCACGCATAAATAAAAAAAATTCCTTTCAACAGGTAGTAATGGCGGCTATTGTAACGGATCAGTTTAGGATTTTAAACGTCAATAATTTTATTGATTCTGTCGAAAATTCTAATAACTCATATTATATCTTCACATCTCTACCAAATCCGACTTTAAGTGTTGGATTTGGTAGAACTGCTGATTGGAATACAAACACTGCTGGACCACCAAGTCCAGTTGATAATTTTAATTACAGCAATCATGCTTATGATACGATGTTGTTCGGTAGAAGAATTACCGCAGCTAACATTCGTAGAGTTATTAGAAGGATTGATTGGGAACAGGGTAATGTATATGAACAATATCGCCATGACTACAATGTAAGTAACCTTACACAAACAACTGGATCCACCAGACTTTATGATGCAAGATATTATGTGATGAACTCTGATTTCAGAGTTTATATTTGTATTGAAAATGGTGCTACACCATCAAACCCTGCTGGTAATTCATCACAAGATGAACCAAACTTTACAGATTTGGAACCAACTAGAGCTGGTGATAGTGGTGATGGATATGTTTGGAAATATCTCTTCACGGTAAATCCATCCGATATTATTAAATTTGACTCTACAGAATATATCACTTTACCATCCAACTGGTCAACTAGTTCAGATCCCCAAATTTCAGTTATTCGTGAAAATGGAGATTCTGAAACTAATAATAACCAACTAAAAACAGTTCTCATTAAAAATGCTGGATTTGGTTATGGTCTCGGTCTTGACGTTGAACTTGACATTCTTGGTGATGGTACTGGTGGCAAGTGTGTTGTTTCAACAGACAGTAGCGGAAGAATTGTAGATGCCCAAATATCTGCAGGTGGTAAAGGTTATAGTTACGGTATCGTTGATCTTGGTCCTGTCCAGAGTGGTAGTTTGACTGAATTTGCTGAACTTGTCCCAATTATTCCGCCATCAAGAGGACACGGATATGATATTTACAAGGAGTTGGGTGCAGAAAAAGCTCTAGTATATGCTCGTTTTGATGATTCAACTAAAAACTTCCCAACAGATACTCAATTTGCACAAGTTGGAATTGTAAAAAATCCAACATCATTTGGATCAACAACCAATTTCGTTTCAAATGATTATAGTGCTACAGGTCAAATTAAAGTAGTAAATGCAACAGGTTCTTTAGTTGTTGGTGATAGTATCAAACAAATTGTGGGCACCACTACAGCTATTGGATATGTCGCATCTTTTGATGAAGAAACAAATGTGATTAAATATATTCAAGATCGTTCTCTATACTTCAATAAAACCACTGGAACTCAAAGAGATTATATTGGAGTTACTTCAGAATCATCTTACGTTAATTTTGAATCTTCATCAGAATCAGTTACTACTGATGGTGGTTTCTCCGCTTCGGTTGATACGACATTTACTGGTATCACAACTATTATTGGCAACAATGTAGTCAACTTGGGAGTCAACTTTACAGATGGAATTGCAAACTCCCAGATAAATAAGAGGTCAGGTGAAATAATATATCTCGATAATAGACCTACAATTGCGAGAAACTCTCGTCAAAAAGAAGACATTAAAGTAGTACTGGAATTCTGAAACAATGGCACAAAAGACAAATCTAAACACAACCCCATATTTTGACGATTTTCGTGAGAATGATAATTTTTACAAGGTTCTGTTTAAGCCAGGGTTTCCAGTTCAAGCCCGAGAGTTAAACAATGCTCAATCTATTCTCCAAAATCAAGTTGAGCAATTTGGAGATCACTTTTTTAAAGATGGATCTGTTGTAACTCCTGGTGGTGTAACCTATGATAGTGAGTATTATTCTGTAAAAATCAACCCAGAATATCTTGGTGTTTCAGTATCTGCATATGCTGAAAATTTCATTGGAACAGAAATTATAGGACAGACTACTAAAGTAACAGCCTCTGTTGTAAATGTACTATATGAAGCAGATTCTGTAGATAATCAACTTACATTATATGTAAAATATCTAAATTCTGGACTTGAAGGAGATTTCTCTACTTTTTCTGAGAGTGAACTTCTCCTTGCAGAAGAAGATGTAACTTATGGAAATACAACAATTTCTCAGGGATCTCCTTTTGCTCAGGTCGTTGCACAGGATGCAACTTCTATTGGATCTGCTGTTTCTATTGCAGATGGTGTTTATTTTATTCGTGGTTTCTTTGTAAATGTAAACAAGCAAACTATTATACTTGATCAATATACCAACAATCCTTCTTATAGAATTGGTCTCGAAATTATTGAGACCACTGTAAATTCAAATGAGAACACAAATCTATTTGATAACGCTGCTGGATTTAATAATTTCTCAGCTCCTGGAGCGGATAGATTTAAAATTGAATTAAAACTTATCAAGAAACTTATAACTGATACAGATGATAAAGCATTTGTAGAACTTTTAAGACTTGATGATGGTGAAACTCAGACAGCAGAGCAAAAAACTCAATATAATAGAATTAGAGATTATTTTGCAAAAAGAACATATGAGGAGTCTGGTGATTACAGTGTAATTCCCATGGACCTTACCATGGATGAGTGTTTGAACGACGAACAGGGCAATGATGGCATCTATGAGCGTGATCAAACCACTAGAAGTGGTAATGTACCCTCAGACGATTTAATGTGCCTTACAGTCGGTCCTGGTAAGGCATACGTAAACGGATATGATATTGATATTGTAGGTTCAAGAGTTATTGATATTCCAAAACCAAGATCAACTCAAAGAGTTGATAATTCTTTAGTTGCGTTTGATCTTGGTTCAGTCTTAATGGTAGAAAATGTACATGGAACACCTGTAGTTGGTCTGGATAAAGATTCAACCCATGTAATTGAACTTTATGATCAGAGAAGAAATAGTACTACTGCTGGAACTGGTGAAAAAGTTGGTGAAGCTAGATTGTACTCTATTGCACCTAGAAATGCATATAGCGGCAATGGAACCAATTTTGAACTAAGACTGTTTGATATTCAGACTTACACTGAACTAACTCTGAATGAAGAATATGTATATTCTAAAGGCACATATTTCAAAGGAAATAGTAGTGGTGCATCTGGATATGCTGCTGAAGCTCACTCAAGTGGTGATAAAGTAAAACTACATGAAGTTTCTGGAACTTTCATGGAAGGAGAAACTATTAGTATTGATGGTACAAATGAGTTTCCAAGAACTATTAAAGATATCACAGTATATGATATCAATTCTGTAAAATCTGTATATCAAGATGCATCAACTCTTGGTCTAACTGCTGATTTTGTTGCAGATACACTTCAAAGAGGAAGAGTTGCTCCTAGATTTACTAGAAGAGATAGAATTCAAATTACATCTGGTGGAACGGTAACATCATCAGGAAACAAGTTTAGTGGGATTGCAACTAATTCAATTATTAGATATCAAAATCCAGAATATGATCAAGTCGTATTCAACCGTGTGAGTGCTGTTGCCTCTAACGGCGACTCAATGACAGTTGTATCTGTGCCAACTGTTGCTGGTGTTGTTACTGGATCTCTTCCAACTGGCACCATTGAAGTTGATTTCAGACTTGGGCAGACTAGATTTGATCAAGGTGATAATGGTGGATCATTATTCTTACCACTTGATCAAGTAAATATTTCATCTGTTGATATTTCAAATTCAAATCTTACAATTTATGAGCAAATAACTGGCCAGGCCACTAATGCTCAAGGTGAGATGACCATTAACATCAGCAATGTTGGTGTGACAAGTGCGTTTTATGAGGCATTTGATGGGGAAAGATATGTAATAACATATTCTGATGGAACCACAGAGAGGTTAAGAACTGAGCAATTTACACTTAGTAGAGATGGAACTGAAATTTCATTTACAGGTTTAAATGCAAGTGAAACTAACGTTACTGTTCTGGTAACAGCTAAAAAGAGAGGGTTGAAATCAAAATTAAAGCAGTGGACGAGAAGTACAAAATTAACTGTAAATAAGTCAAAACTAAGAACTTCTGGAATCACCACTGGAATAGAAAATGGAATGACTCATAATGCCTTCTATGGTCTTAGAGTTGAAGATGAAGAGATTTCACTAAACTATCCAGATGTTGCGGAAGTCGTCGCAGTATATGAGTCCAAGACAACAACAGCGCCAATTCTTGATGCATTGACTTTTGAAACTGGTCTTGGATTAGATACAAATTCAATTCTAGGTGAGTATCTTCTTGGACCAAATAATACAGCCGTAGCACAAATTGTTACTAGATCATCACCAACTAAAGTTGAAGTCGTTTACTTAAATGATGAGAGATTCTCAGTTGGAGAAACTCTTGTATTCCAAGAATCTAGAATTGAAGCTACTATCCAGACCATTATTGAAGGTCAATATGTAGATTTGACAGAACAATACGTTTTAGATGATGGTCAAAGACCAGATATGTCTGACTATTCTAGATTGGTTAGAGTCGATGACAAACTTCCATCAAAACAACTATTAGTTATTTTTAACCACTATACCATCCCTGAGAGTGATGATGGTGATGTCTTCACTGTATTATCTTATGGTGCAGATAGATTTAAAAATGATATACCAGATATTTTTGATCCAAACAACTTTAATCAATTTAGTTTTGCTAGAGCTTCTGATACGTTAGATTTTAGACCAAGAGTTAATCCATTTGGAACTGAAGCTGGTAAGTCTCCATTTGATTATGATTCAAGAGATTTTTCTGTAACTGGTTCAACATCACCATTGATTCCCAAAGATTCGGAAAGTTCCGTACTAAGTTATGACTACTATCTTGGACGGATGGATAGAATCATCCTGACTCCAGAGGGTGTAGTTGAAGTTGTTCAAGGGACTCCTTCTGATGATCCACAGATACCTGCAATTGTCGAAGACTCTATGACTTTGGCGACATTGGAATCTCCACCATATGTTTATGATGTTGAAGATACTCAATTAACACTTGTTGATAACAAACGTTATACAATGAGAGATATTGGTGCTCTTGAAGATAGAATTGAAAATCTAGAAGATACAGTTTCTCTTTCAATACTTGAAAATGATACTAGATCTTTAGAAATTACAGATGCTGATGGATTAACTAGATTCAAAACTGGTTTCTTTGCTGACGACTTTACAAATGATGATTTATTTGATGAAGAACTAACAACAATGGTTGTTGATCCTGGAATTGAACAACTCTCATGTGAAGCTTCACAGGTAACTTTAACCCCACAATTACAGTATCAAGTCCAAGATGACGTTACCACTTTGGATCTTTCTGGAAACGATCCACTGCTAGACACTAATTGCCAAAAAACAGGCAATGTTGTAAGTCTGAGATATGATGAAATTGAATATTTGAAACAGGCTTTCGCAACTAGAGTAGAGAATGTAAACCCATTCAGTATTATTGACTATGTTGGAACTATTAAACTAGAACCAGCACAAGATACTTGGACTGAAACTAAGGTAAAAAATAAAAAGAATGTCAAGAAAAAGTTCAAGACTGTAAACAAGAAGAGTACAAACGTCGTTGAGAAATTCAAGGTCGGAAAACCAAAGAATGGTCCTTCTTCGATGAAGACCAATACGAAGAAGAAAACAAAGGTAACGAAGTCTAAGGACACTAAAATTACCAATGTTTCTACAAAAATTAAAACAAAGAGTCGTGAAGCTAAGTACATGAGAAGAAGGAACGTAACGTTCCTTGCTGATGGATTAAAACCATATACAAGATACTATGCCTTCTATGATGGATCCAAAAAGGTAAGAGTTATTCCTAAGTTGGTTGAAATTACAGATGTACAAGGTTCATTCCAAGTTGGTGAGATTTGTGAGATTTGGAATAGAAAAGCTCAAAAATTCGTCGATGGTGAGGGCAATCTAAAAGCAGAAGATAAGTTTGAA